GCCCGAACCTGAGCCTGAACCAGAGCCCGAACCAGACCCAGAACCTGAGCCCGAACCAGAGCCTGAGCCAGAACCTGAGCCCGAACCAGAGCCCGAACCAGAGCCCGAACCAGAGCCCGAACCTGAGCCAGAACCTGAGCCGGAACCTGAGCCCGAACCTGAGCCAGAACCTGAGCCAGAACCTGAGCCAGAACCTGAGCCAGAACCTGAGCCTGAAGGAGATATTAGTTTTAATATAAACCTAGCACCACCTAACTTAACACGACAGAATACCATATGTGTACAAAAAGTAGAATCAGATGAATCATCAACTGATACAAATCATATTGCCGATATAAAACAGAGTAATGAAGAAGCAAAACAAATAGAATCAGAATATCAAAAATCTTTAAAAAATACTCATAAAAATGAAAATGAAAATGAAAATGAAAATGAAGATACAAAAAAAAATGTTAAATTATGTATAAATATAGATTGCGAAAGATATCCGCCTGATTGGGATTCCGAATCAGATACTGAAAGTACTTATCAGGAAGGACAATGGAAGAAATGCTGTTTATGTGAGGGGTATTTCGATGATGATGGATTTGGTGATATATTATTTGTGCAAGAAGAACCAAACAATCAAGAAGCAGAATGTGACTTGTGTGGAAAGACGAAAAATATTGTTCAGATGAAAGGAAGCGGACAATATTTATGTGAAGATGCTTGTGATGAGGAGGAAACTGAAGAGGATGATGAAGAGGAAGAGGAAGAGGAAGAGGAAGAAGTATATTATCAAATGTATAAATGTAATAAATGCGGTTTTAAAACAACAAATAATGATCCTGATTGTCAAAAATGTAAAAAAACTAGTTGTATGTATGCTATAACAGATGATGATAAAGAGGACGAAGAAGAGGAGGAGGAAACTGAAGAGGAAGAGAAAGAGAAAGAAATAAATGAAAACGAAGAATTACTAGATAAAAACACATCAAGTTCTAAAATTTCTCCAATTATAACTGATTTGTCTGATAAAAATAGTGAAGCTAGTGAATCTCCTCAATGGGGACAATTTATGACACCTACATCCGAGGAAATCAACTCTCCTTTATTTTCTACAGATAGTTCTCCTATTGAATTAAAACAAAGTTCTGAATGCCTTAACACCTCTGATCCCCGTCCTTCTACTCCACCTTCGTCTCCACACTTATCGCTAGATATACCATCGGATAATATTGAATACAACGATTCTGATACAAGTATTGATAATAATTCACTTTATTCTGTTAAAATGACACCCGATCATACATCTAATACGTCAAATAAAACATCTGATTCAGAGTCTCAAGAATCATCTTCAGATAAATCAACATCCACTTCTTTTATTAAACAAATATGTGAAATGTTAGGAATAATGTAAAAATAAAATTGAAATATATTTTATTATATTTCAACTTGTATCATCATTCGCAGGTATTATTTAATATCAATAGTAAAAATGGCTGAAGAAATTTTATTACAAGCACAACCAAAAATGGTATATTCTAGTTCTGAAATACTTCCAAAAACATCATCAGTTCCAATTACTAAAATTATTGAAGAAATATCTCCCCAAGCAGAAGCCCAACCAAAACTATCAACAGGTAATGTTCAAAATCTACCCAAAAATGTCCATACATTAGATGAACCACCTAAATTACCTAATGCCTCTAATCATGGTAATCAATCATTAGGATTAAGTAATCGTCATATTAATATGCATAAAGATGGTAGAACTCTTGTAGACGATTCTAATATAAGTGAAGGAAATCTTAAAACTATTATAGAACCTCTAATTGAATGGACTAAATGTCAGATTGAACCTTATGGCGGTTCAATTCAATATTTAAAAAAGATATCTCTTGACGATCTAGAAAAAAAAAATCATAATCCCGAACATATTATTGGATGTTCTACAAATAATAATCATGTAAATACGCGTGTATCTATTAAACCTGACGCAGGAATTATTATTTGGACATATAAAAATATTCAATATCCAATTTATATTGGTGAAGATAAAGTTCAAGGAACAAATGATAAATTATTTAAAGATGGAAAATCCCGTCAAGCGACGGGTAATGCAATTGAAAGATATTTTAAAAATGTAAGAGCTGAAGAAATGTTATGTTCTCATGTTCCTTATTTCCCGTCTGTTGTGTTTGCTTCTGGGTGTGATTTTCATCATTCTGAAACCATATCAAAAAGATTAGAAGCAGGAAATTATGCTATTCCTAATAATTATATTGAAGTAGCATCGAATAATCCAGATAATTTTGTATCAAATAAATTAAAAAACATAATTAATAACATATCTATTCGAAAGAAGTTTATCGGTAGATATTCGCCATTTGTATCAATTCCTATTGTATGTATAAAAGCCCATAAATGGAACGATATGGAACATAATTCATCGCTATGGAAACCAGATGAATATATGGCCATATCCAAACGTATTATTGAATTAGCTATTAAAGAAGTAGTATTCCATTCTTAATATATTATATATTATATTATTAATACAATATATAAAAAAAATAAAAATTTAAAATTGTAAGATCATAAAATGTATTATTTATTTGTTTTTAGTGTCTCCTAGTTTTTTTATGTTTTTTAGATCTTTTATGTTTTTTAGTTTTTGTATAGCCACCACCTTTTGTTTGTGCTTGTGCTTGTTGACAATTTAAACGTGGATCAATAATTTTTTGGTCTTCTGGACTACGTGCACAAACCTCTTTTAATACTTGTTGTTTTGTAAGTTGTCCTCTACCTGTTATATTAGTTTTATCGTAACCAAATTTTTTTCTTACTTGATTAACATAATCAGTATCATTAAAAACTAATACTAAACGTTGTTCTAGCCATTTTTCATACTTTTGTCCTCGGATTCTACCAACTCCTAATAAAGCAGTTGCCCAACTCATTTATATATATATATATTAATTTAATTTATTTTTTATTTGTTAAAATATTATATTTACCTTTATATAATGGGAGCTGGAATATTACCTGTTGCGATACATAATAATAAAATATATTTTTTACTTGGACTTGAAAATGAATATAATGATACACCAGGATGGGCAGATTTTGGGGGTGGTAAAAAATCTAACGAAACAAGTATTGAAACTGCGAGTAGAGAAGGTTCGGAAGAATTAAATGGATTTTTTGGAACAAAAGAAAACATCAAATCCCTCATTGAAAATCATACTATATTAAAAGTTGATATTAATAGTTATATAACATATATAGTAAAAGTGCAATATGATGAAGATATGCCAACTTATTTTAATAATAACTACATTTTTTCTAAAAAATATTTAGGTTCAACAATATCTAATAAGAATAATGGTCTATTTGAAAAACAAAAAATAAAATGGTTTACATATAAAGAGGTTACTAAAGAAACTAATTATCGTATATATTATACAAAAATAATTAATGAAATAAAAAATAATAAAAAACTTCTATTTAATAATCTCCGCAAAAAAAATAAAACTATAAAAAAACATAATAATAAACATAATAGATCAAAAAAATTGACACATTTTTAATTTATAATACTAACAATAACAATAAATAATTGGTAATTGCTAACGTAGTATCATGTGTCAATCCCTTTCATTACAGGTTCAGGTAAAATCTGCTTCTAATAATTTTGATATTGATTCTCAAATGTATATGGAAAATACAACACCTAATTTAAACTTTGATTTTGAGTTTGAGTTTGATAATCATGACTTAGGTTTTGATTATGATTTTAATTCGGAATTAGAGTCAGACTCAGAGTCAGAGTCAGAATCCGAATCTAGTATAAATTATGGTATTGATGTTGATGTTGATATATGTTGGGAATGTAGAAAAATAATTATTAATGATTTGCCATGTGATTGTATGTTTAACGACATGATGGAGGATTTAAATGACCAATTAGAAAATCAAGGGCAATATGTAGGGTATTAAAACAAAAAAAACAAAAAAAACAAAAAAACAAAAAAAACAAAAAATGTACATATATATTGTACATTTTTTATGTTGACAAATCTAATTTTCTTGATAACAATTTACACATTTACATAATTCTTCTTTTTCAATTTTTATCGAATCAATAAAATTATAAAGTTTAGCGTTACATTTATGACAAACAATATATATTGGATGTAATGGGTCAGTTAAAATAGATAAATATCCTTTTTCCATCAATTCGAATAATATACTAATTATTTCTTTTTCCTTTAACATAATTGCTTCCATTATATTATTTTGTTATATAATTTAATCTAATGATATAATAATGAAAACATATAAAAATAAATATAATAAGGGTAAAAATAATCGTTCAAAAAAAGGAGGTGAATATAAAGAATCGTTTATTGTAACGATCGCAATTATAACTCATGGATGTATACTTAATTTAAATCCCCAACAATATAATTATGATATTCGTTATTATAGTGCGAGTGGTCCCAACCTAAATACTTGTGATAGTTCAATCAAACAACGTTCAGATGATTATTATAATTTAATAAAATACTTTCGACAAAATAAACCATCAGGAGAAAATGAAACTATAAATGAAATACCCTATTATTATGATGATCTACCCTATGATAAAATTATTGGTGTATCAGAAAATCAAGGAATAATAGCTGATTGTATGGATAATATAACATCGGTATTTACAGGACATACTGCCGCTGGTGTATGGTTAATATCAGTTCATAAAGAAAAGATTAATTTAAAAAATTATAAAAAAACATATGAATATTTATACCCTACTAATAAAAACATGCATATAAATTTATTAAGTATTAGCGGTTTGGAATATTTTAACAAAATTATAGGTAAAAATAATGTTGATATAAAGGCTGACTTATATAAGAATAATAAAAAATTACCTAATAAAAAAAGTGATATGAAAAATCTAGATAATTGGAATGTTAAATTAGACAAAAATAAAGATAGAATAGATTTAATTCGTAGTAGTTATTTTTTTGATTTGATTAAGAAGATTGTTGATAATGTTAAAATAAATATATATGATTATTCGTGTTCAATTATGTGTAATGATTGTAATTTTGATCAAGAAATTAATCAGGGTTTAATAAAAAATATAGAAGATGGTAAAGCTCCTTTTTTTACAGGCGGAAAATCAAAAAAAAAGACTCGCAAAAAATATCACAAAAATAAATAATAATAATACAATTTAAAAATATAATACAATTTAAAAATATAATTTAAATTACATTAAATGAAATGAAAGAGAAATTGCCAATAGTATATATGTCTATATTATCAATTATTGCTATTTATTCTTCAATTCCAAATCCTAAAAATAAAAATAAAAAATAATATAATAAAAAATGTATATAAAAATAAAACATTTTTTTTATAATGGATCTAAGTAATTTTAACGAGAATGTTTTAAAATTAGTTATATCGGGACAATGTGTTTTTTTATTTGAAAATAAAAATAATGATAATAATAATATAGTATTTTCATTTAAAAATAAAGAAAAAACAGATGGAATACGTGTAGAGTTTACACAAAAAGAAATATTAGTTACACGTATAGTATCAGGGGAAAAGTTTATAGACCATAATAATAATAGAGGATTATGTAATTCAGCAGGTGCTTATTATTGGTTTAGTTTAGATGCACAAAATGAACGATTTTATGCGGGAACAGGAGAAGCAAGAATAGAAACTAAAAATTACCATTATTCATTTACAAATAAGGATATTTATGTATGGAATAAAAATAAGTCATTTTTAGAAAGTTTAGATTATTTATGCTTAGAAGGAAATAATATAGATCCTATGAGGCTATTAAAATATCCAATTACTAAAAAGGTTCCTTTAAAAGTTGGTGATACAAATATATTGACTATGGATGATATAGCTGAGGGAAACTATTTACCTAATGCTAACCTACCATTAGTAGGCCAAAAATTATATAATTGTGTTTCAGGAAAAAGATTTGTATTAGATGATAACAATTTTCCTGATTTTTCACAAGCAATAGAATATAATATTATAACCCCAGGGTGTTGGTGTTTTGAAAAGTTACGAGAAAAAAGTACCGAGTTTAATAAAGATAAACCAAATCTTAAAGAAACATACTTGAGAATTACATTAGGTGAAAATGATGGTGACTCACCAGGAATTCCTTATGTATTAGAAATATGGCCAGTTGGACATTATTCTCCTATTCATAGTCATTCAAACGCAGATGCAATAATTAGAGTATTACATGGTAGCATAAATGTAAGTTTGTATCCATTTTTATGTTCTGATACTAAAGGAGTAGAACCATTTGGAAATGTTAATTTCAATAAAGATGATATTACATGGATTACACCAACATTAAATCAAATACATAAACTAAAAAACTTAGATACAAATAAATACACATGTATTACAATTCAATGTTATATGTATGGGGATAAAGATCATGTTCATTATGATTATTTTGATTATCGAGATGATAATGGTAAAATTCAACCATATGAACCTGATTCAGATATGGATTTTGTACCTTTTAAAAAATTAATGAAAGAACAATGGTTAAATAAAAAATAAAAAGAATTATTTAATATAATATTTTTTAAAGGATAAAATATTATTGTTTTCTTTTATTTCTGATATATTTTGTGACAAATAGAATGTTGATGGAATTATAGGGAAAAATGTATCACAATCATATATATGATTAATAGTAGTAATATATATTTCAGAAATTATATTTAATTTTAAAAATTGTTCATAAATAGATGACCCACCAATTATCCAAACACTATCATATTTTTTTTTATCGCAAAAATTTTGTAAGTCTGATATATTTGTAAACAAGAAAGAACCAGAAGGGATATCATTTTGTGATAACGATGATGATAAAATCAAATTATCACGATCAGGTAATTTTTTGTTTATGCTTAATAAAGTATTTTTACCCATAACAATTGCATTATTATTTGAAGATGTTGTCATTTGTTTAAAAAAATGCATATCCGATTTAAAATGCCATGGTAATTTATTATCTAATCCAATACCATTATTTTCATCAACAGCTACAATAATTTTATATTTCATATATAATTATTTTATTTTTATTTTTATATTTATTTAGTTAAAAATACCATTATACAATATGTAAATAGAATATATGGAAGATAAAACTTTTGAAGAAAAAATTGAGATATTTGAAAATGAAAGGGTTGGCTGTGTTACTACTCATAGCGAATTATTAAAAACTTGCAAAGAAAATAAAAGGTTATTAGATATGAATTATGGAGATTTGTATTATTACATAGTTTGTATTCAAACATCTGTTATTCTTTTTTCAACAATTTCAGCATTTATTCAGGCATTAGGAAACTTTATTAGTATGCCTTCACAAGTCCAATCCATATCGTCGTTGATTATATCAACTTATATAACTTTAATTCTTTCTTTATCAAAATTTTTTAAACTAGATGAGAGAAAGGAAAGTGTTCATAATTTAAGAGAAAAATTCGCGGAACTTCATAATAAAATTAGATATAGATTAGATTGTTTAAAACCTTGGAAATCAATTGGTTATATAAATAAAAATAATATTGATCAAAAGTTACAAAAATGGGAGGATGAAAAAAATTTAGTTTATAATGATTATTTTAAAATAGTAGAAACTAAAGAGACATTATTTATGGATTTTGAAAGATTTATAGATACTAAGCAACGATATAAGTATACATTATTAGAAAGAGAATTAAGTTCAAATTATAAAAGACAACTAGACATAATAGAAGAACTTACACCCGTTATGACACAATCGAATCATTCGCCTTTAGCTCTTACAAATAATACAAATATTAATTCATCTGTATTCAATTCTGAGTCAGACACAATTCAATCTGAATCTAATAATATCCAAGAGAATAATGTATAATATATTTTAAGTATTTAAATATATTATACATTAAAAATATATGAATTATCAGATAAATTGTTCATATGGCGAAATTATGGATCAATTATCGATATTAGAAATTAAACTGAAAAAAGGAAATATCGTGAATAAAGATACATTAACAAAAGAATATAATAAATTAAAACAATACAAAAAACCAAATATTAATAATTTATATGATAATTTAATAACTATAAATGGTAAAATATGGATTTTTAATGACATTATGAAAAAAATAAATGAAAATGATAATATGGATATGAATAGACAATTGAATACTTATAAAGAATATTATAATTTACTTCAACAACGACGAACAATTAAATATGAAATAACTAAACTCGAAAATGATATTTCTAATATCTCTTATATGTTAAACAATAATTTTGACGATCATAAAATATTACAAGATGCCATGGTATTACATAATGAAAAAAAAATTAATGAATCTAATAATATATTACATAAATTATGTAAAAAATATAAAGACGATGCTTCCATAAATGATTTTACCATGCAATTATTTTTTGCTTTACAAACATCTAGCGATTTATTAGGTAAAGAATATCCATATTTGGATAAATTAACAACATATATTCGCTCCAAATATTTTAACAATCATAATTCTGAAGAAATGAAAGATGCATATCATTTGAGTTATGGTTCAGCTTTATTAGAAAAAAAACAATATGATGTTCCTTTACATTATATTCGTAACTTACAGAAGGTTACTGCAAATGGTCCTGGTTTAGATATTAGACCAGAAACTATGTCATATTTTAATATTAATGATACTAATAAAACGTTATTAATATATATGGCAGGAGGATTTGGTGATAAAATAATGTTTCCTCGTTTTATACCCTTAATTTGTGAAAAAAATCCAGAAAATAAAATAATATTAATGGTAGATGATTGTTTATCATGGATATATGAAGATTTATTCAAAGATATCAAAAACATTACCATTATAAAAGAATCTCAGAAAAGTATGATTGGATCATTCATGAAGTTTGATTATCACACTAATATTACATTTTTATTTCATCATTTGAAATTAAGTTACGCAGATATATACATAGATTATTGGGATACAACAAGATTGGTTTCTAAGAGTAATTTTAACTTGGAAACAATTTTAGATACAAAAAAGAAAAATATTGTTATAAATTGGCATGGAAATTATTTAAACGCTCATGAGTATATTAGAGGTATGAAATTAGAAAAATTAATACCTTTATTTGAAAAGTTTAAAAATAAAAATATAAATTGGATTTCAGTACAAAAAACTTTTTCTAAAGAAGAAGGTGAAATATTAAAAAAATATAATGTTCATAATGTAGGTTCTATTATTGATAATGATGGCGATAGTTTTAAGGATACAATCAAAATATTTAAAAATATAGATTTGGTTATATCGACAGATACTTCTTTAGTTCATTTAGCAGGACATATGGATGTTCCGTGCTGGTGTCTATTATATATTGGTTGTGAATGGAGATGGACAAGACGAGATATATCCACAAAATGGTATCCAAAGATAAAATTAATACGACAAATAGAGTTTAATTGTTGGGATAATGTAATAGTTAAAGTAATTAACGAATTGGAAAATAGTGAATAATATAATTTAATTCTTGATAATATATATATGTCAATATTTAGAAGTAGACATTTCAATAATATGGAAAAGGTTCAAGAGTATATTAATAATCCTATATATTTAAGACAAAGTAGAGAGAATAAAAAAGATCATCCCAACCCAATTGAAATTATAATGAGTCTTCCACTTGGTCAATTAGATAGTAACCTACTTGTAGGAGAGAAAAATCAAAAAATTTTTAAAAGTTTAAGTCTACCTGAACAAGAAGCTTTAGAGTATATGCTTGAGTTAAAAGAAGAAGAAAAAATGTATCACCAAGAATATGGTTACCATAGGATGGACCAAAAAAGAAAAGCGCGTTATACTAAAAAATTAAAAGAATGGAGAAAAAAGAAAATAGACGAAAAATATCCTTACTTGTACGAATATTATAATGATGTTTTAGACAGAAAGAGAATGGATTCAGTTTTAGACAGAGAAAGATTAGCGAAATTGGAGAAAGAAGGAAAAATTGCCCCCCTTCCCCCTCCTAAATCAGAGGAAATAGAAGGAGATGATGACGAAGAAGATGGAAATTTAGCATTTACATTCTATGAACATGTTCATTATCCAGATGATGATAATATTGAAAAAATCCAAGAAATACCGAATAGTGATAAGCTAGAAGAACGATATAAACAATCTGATGAACAATATGATATGAAAGAAGAAGATCGACGCATAAGAGGAGGAAAATATAAGAAAAAAACAAGAAAAACCAATAAGAAAAAAACAAAAAAAATATATAAGAAAAAAACAAAAAAAATATATAAGAAAAAAACAAGAAAAACCAATAAGAAATATAGAATTAAAAAATATAATAAAAAAACTCGCAAAACCCTATAATTGTTACTTTGATGATGATAATTCTTTATCCATATCTTCTATAGCTTGATTATCATGAATATTTTTAGATATATATTTATGATGAGTTTCTTGGTGACATTTTTCACATAATGTCATTAAATTCGCTAAATGATTTTTATGAAATACGTGTGATTCCGTTTTTATATAACCTTCATTATTTGCATTTTTTTGATGATGTATATGATGAACTTCTGTTCCCATTTCTTTATTACACACCTCACACATTCCCATAATTTTTTTATTATTAAAATGTGAAGTTTTTAAAGAAAGAATACTTTGGGTATTAGGATTATATTTATTGCGAATAGAATGTGCTAACTCTAAAAAATCTAAGGGTAAACTTAATGATTTACATACTTCTAATCCATACATACTATCACCAGGTCCATCTTTTAATTTTCTATCATATTGTAATTTATTTGTTTCTTTATTGAAAAATACAGTCATATGTTTTAATGCTAATGATGTTAATTCTTTAATTTCACTATAATTAATAATTTCATGCCAATGTGTAGCAAAAATAAAACTACACCTTTTTTCATATAATTGTTTTATTCCAGCTACAAATATACTAATTGCAGAGACACTTTCAGTGCCTGAACATAATTCATCTCCTAATATTAAGCTATTATTATTTGACATACGTAATATAGTTCTTAATTCAGACATTTCAACAGCAAATGTAGATAATCCTTTAAATAAATTATCATTACCCAATATACGTGTAAATATGTGTTGATAAGGAAAAAATGTAAAGGTAGAACAAGGAACATATAAACCTGCTTGAGCCATTATAACAGATATTCCTAATGCTCTAATGAAACTAGTTTTTCCTACAGCATTTGTTCCATAAAGTAGAATACCTTTTTCACTTTTTCCTAAGGAAATATCATTTGTAACATATAATTCATCTTGTTGTAATTGTTCAATAAGACAATGACGAATGCCTGTTACATCAACATATGAAGTATCATCAATATTTTTAATAGTCGGTTTACAATAATTATATTTTATTGCAGTTAATGTTTTGGAAGTAATAATATCAAGTAGAGTAACATAATTAATGATATATTTTAAAACGTCCTGATAAGATTCCATATTTTGTAAAAAAATCTTGTAACAATTATTTAATTCATCTTTTAATTCTAATTTACTTGAAGTAATATTTTGTATAAGTTCTTCGATTGTCGAATTATTAATACAATCATTTTGGGTAGATTGAGAATAAAAATAATGTTCTGATATAGATGTATTATAATTAAATTGTTTTTTTTGTTTACTATAACTAGATATATAATCCAACGTACAATATGGATTAGTAATATTTTCTAATTCTTTTTTTAATAACGCACACCTTCTTTTAGTTCCAATAATTTTAATATTATTTTTTTCTGTGCAATATATTTTAAAAAACTCATTATTCGAGTTTACACTTTCATTTTTGCTTATAGCTTTACTAACTAATTTATTAAAATAATTTTTAATTGATTCTAATATATCCATAGAATCTAAATATAAACAATTTTTTTCATCTAATTTGTCATAAATACCTTTATTAAAAAAGTTTTCTTCAAAAGATGAATAATTATCTATATTTTTACATATATCTAATTTTAACTTATCATCAATTGCGGTAATTAAGTGAGAACAATAACCACCAATATTAGAAATACTATTTTTATGTGTAATATATTTTTGTAGTGCTTCATCATTTAATAAATATTTATTAATTTTTTTAATTTGAATGATATTTTCATAGATTTGATAAAAATTACATGGAGTAATTTTTTTAATCATAATAAGTCTACTTAATTTATCAAGATCCTTAATATTTTGTATATTTGATTTAATATATTCCAATATAGATGAATTATTAATTAAATAATCAATCATATCATATTCAATATTCAATTCTTCTACATTAGTTGTAGGATTTAAAAGATTATATGAAAATAGCCTTTTTCCCATTGACGTTACACAATTATTTAAAAACTTTTCAACAGATGATAATTTTCCTTTGTATGTATAGTCATCTATAATATTTAATTGTTTTAAACTATGATTAGCAAGACTTAATCGTGTGGAACAATTTTCAATTTCAGGATAATATATTTTATTAAGTAAGTTAGGATTGTGAGTATATATAAAATCTAATAAGAAACAAAAAGATTGAGCTGCTATAGCGTATTCATAAAATAAATCAAAATCTGATGAATTATAATATTTTTGTAGAATCATTAATTGATAATTTTGCTTTTGACAATTAAGTGCTCTTTTTATATTTTCATTTTCATTTTCATTTTCATGTAATTCTAGTGATATACGATGAATAGCATTACAGCGAATGTTTGTATACTGAATAATAGTTTCTATTTCATTAAGTTCCATATTTCCAATTAATATAACTTCGCTGGGATTATATACTGATACAAAACGTTCTAAATTATCAAATGTTGTAGGATTCTTAATATAAGGTTCATTAAACTCATACATACACGTTTTTCCGGTGTAAATATCTATATTAGATGCTCCAATATAAATTGTTTTAATGTTATCTTTATTTCTAGAATTAGAATGAGGAAAATCCATAACATATAACCAAATACAGATGGTATTATTGGTTATTTTAGTTTCTGAATCAGATAGAAAAGAAGTTCCTGGAGAATAAATACCAGCTAAACTTCTAGTAGTATTTTTTTCTTGCATATCTTGATTATATACAACAATTGTATATCCTTCATTTTGCAATCGTCGTATATATTTATCTAACATATAATGAGAGAAACCTGCCATACACACCTTATCTTCATTAATACTTACATTTTTATTAGCTATGTTTAAATCACATATGCGTATAAACTCTAAAATATTACTACCATAATATGTATTATTATTATTGTTTTGTAATGCGTAAACTTCATAAAAAGCTCCTACTTGCATTAAAACCATAGTATTTTCCCCATATTGTTTCTTATAATATTTTGTTTTTTCCAAATAATCTTTAATTAAGCTCATAATATATTAAACATAAATATATTTAATTATGTTTAATAAATAATAAATAAGAAATCATAAGTCATAAGTCACTAACTATTTTAGTAAAACAAATATTGTATCGGGTTTATTTATTAAAGTGGATAGTATAATATTTTTACAATATTTAAAAATACGCTTAGGTATAAGAGGTGTATAATAGTATAATAATTTTAAAATGAAGAGTAAATAGCTAGCATACCATGGAATTAATATTTTATCTTTATGATAATCAATTATTAAACTTTTATTTTCTATATCAAATAAAGAAAACTCTATTGGTCCTACATCTGTATTATTATATTTAATTTTACCCCCTTCTATTAATTTATTGGAGGTATCATCAGGTTCTAACCATATAACTTTTGTATATTTTTCCTTTGAAACACCTAATATGTTACATAATTTTGCCTTTGTAGATTCAATATTATTACAAAATATACAAACATCTATATCACTTTTTCCATTAAAGTAATCTATACGTTGAACACTTCCATAAAAATAAAGTGGTTCTTCTATTTTTTCTTGAATATGATTAAAAAAATTATTTTGTTTTAATGTAATATTATTATTAATATTTTCCATGTATTAATAATAAATAAGAAATTAATTTTCATTATCAGCTAAAAAATTATGAAGTAATATATTATTATTTTTATTAGTTATATCGCCAGTTAATATAGAAGCTTCATACATTTGGCGTATTACATTTACTGGTGCTGTTGTCCCAGCTTTAATTAATCCATGTTCTTTTAAATAATTTTTTATTTCATTTATATTTTTCTTTTTTAGCTCTTTATGTGCTTCTAAAATACGCTTTTTTGTTTTCGTATTTTTTATTAATATAGACATCGTTCTATTTTTTTTAGATTTTCCAATTGTATATTTCCGTCGAATCGTTTTTTTCGTTATTTTTTTCTTTAATTTATTTTCAGTTAAATTATTTTTTACATCTAAATTTACACCTTGTGATTGATTTATTGTTCTTTCTATTGGTTTTTCAATCTCTTTGTCTATTGAAAATGTATTTAATGGAATTGATGGAATTGATGGTGTCTTTATTACGTTTGGTGAAATTATAGGAACAGGTTGTTGTGGCATAATATGTTGTCTGGGGATATTGGGAGTATTTTTCATTTTTTCTCGTAACATTTGTAACTTCTTTTCTCGAGGATTTACAATATTATCTGGTAAGGGATTATCAATAACTAATCCTTGAATATTTTTTTGGGTTTTATTCCATTCACGATAGGTTGGTTTATTACCATTTTTTAAACATCCATAATACGGAGGTTCTTGTTTATTAGAAGATATGTAATTTAATTTCATATTTGGTTTATTTCTTATGATTTGTGCTGTTAATTGATTATTACTTATTGTTGGTAAGTTTGTTTTAAGATCGTCAGGAAGTTCTAAGTGAACTAAATCAATTGGATTCGAATTTAATTGTTTTAAAGTTTTATTATTTTTTCTAGATATTCTAGGTACTTTAGAATTTGAAGAAGATGTATTATTATTATTATTATTATTATTATTATTATTATTATTATTACTAGAAGTTAGCGAATTATTTATTTTATGTTTATTAGAAAGTTGTGTTAAGTATTGAATAGATTCCTCAAACTCATTTAGGTTATTATTATCGGTTGACTGATTTTGTGATTTAATTTGTTCTGATTGTTCTAAAAAATTATTATTTTTACTCTTATGTTCCTTAATCTTGTTTATCAAACGACGTTTTAAATTATTACTATCAATATTAGGTTTGGGTTTAATCTTTTCTGTTAGATTTTTTTGAGTCTTCTTTTTTTTTATTCCAAAAAGTTCTGGGTTTATTTTTATTGTTTTTGAGTTAGTCATATTAATAATAAGGATAATATTATATTATTATTATAACTAAATAACTATAAATTATTTCTTCTTACGATGATTCTTGCGAGTCTTTCTTTTGGATTTTCCATCCCAAATACTTCTTAATTTCCCTACGTTGGCTACATCTTCTATGTCTACTTGCACAATTTTCAAAAAATCACTAATATTCATCGCATTTTTACATTGCTCATTCAAAAAGAAGTTCAAATTAAAATTATTATTTTGAGTGTTCTGAGTATTATTTGTAATGTTATTTGTTGTATTTTTATTGATTATAGATATTTTCTAAACATAGGAAATGATGTCTTAAGTGGTTTTGTCATTAAAGTTACCACAGCACTATTACCATATTTACTAGGAAGAAGTCCTCTTACATTTTTACGAGATGAAGCTACTGGTCCTGGAGGGCCAGATGGTGGAGGAAAACATCCTAGGGCAGTTACTTGTTCTTGCGAATAACCTGCATCTTGAAGTTCGGAACAACTATATCCAGCATAACGTAATACCCCAGCACTATAACCGATTGCTTTTAATTCACTTGCGGTAACACCTTCTGCTCTCCAATCACTTAATTGTAAAAACTCTG